TTATTATTGACGACCCTCACTCGGAACAAGATGCTAAGACTGGGAGACCGGACGTTTTCCTTCCTGCTTGGGAGTGGTTTCAGTCTGGCCCTCTCCAGCGTCTTATGCCGGGTGGCTCTATCATTATCGTGATGACTCGCTGGAGTAAGCTTGACTTGACAGGGATGATTGTCAACCAGATGGGCAAAGAAGAAGATGTAGATCAGTGGGAGATTGTTGAGTTCCCTGCCATTCTCAATGACAAACCTCTATGGGGGGACTTTTGGTCGCTGGAAGAACTACTGGGTAAAAAAGCAGGTATGGATCCCCGCTACTGGCAAGCCCAGTACATGCAAAATCCCGTCTCGGAAGAAGGCGCTTTACTAAAGAGGGAATGGTGGCAGATATGGGAGAAGGATGATCCGCCCAACTGCGAGTTCACTATCATGAGTCTTGATGCGGCTCAAGAGACCAATAACAGGGCTGACTACAACGCACTAACAACATGGGGTGTGTTTTTCAACGAAGAAACAAACAACTACAACATCATCTTACTTAATGCGATCAAGAAGAGGATGGAGTTCCCTGATTTGAAGAAGCTTGTGCTTGACGAGTACAAGGAATGGGAGCCTGATGCGTTTGTTGTAGAAAAGAAATCCAACGGAGCAGCGCTTTATCAGGAGCTTCGCCGCATGGGTGTTCCCGTGGGGGAGTTTACTCCGGGCAAAGGACAGGACAAAATATCGCGTGTGAATGCTGTGTCAGATCTATTAGCGTCTGGCATAGTATGGGCACCTGACCGGAGATGGGCAAAAGAAGTTATTGAGGAATGCAATGACTTTCCATCTGGCACTAATGATGACTTGGTTGACTCAACAACTCAGGCGTTAATGCGGTTTAGACAAGGCGGGTTCATACGGTTGCCGACTGATGAGCCTGAAGAAATTAAATACTTTCGCCGTAGAACAGCGGCGTACTACTGAGGACAGATATGGCTACCAGCAACATTGACAAAGCTCTTTACCCCGCTGACGGCGGACTTCCAGATTTGATGGACATGGGAGAGCCTGCACTTGAGATTGAGATTGAGAACCCTGACTCGGTAACTCTGGCTGATGGCTCTATGGAGATTACGATTGAGCCGGGCAAGGAAGTCAGTGATGACTTTAGTAAGAACTTGGCTGAAGAAATGGACGACAGTGAGTTGGGTGCTCTTGCGTCTGAACTCATGGAGTATGTCGATGCCGACATTAACTCTCGCAAAGATTGGACTGAGACCTACGTCAAAGGTCTTGAAGTATTGGGGATGAAATATGAAGAAAGAACCGAGCCTTGGAATGGTGCGTGTGGTGTCTTTTCCACCGTGCTTACCGAAGCGGCAATTAGGTTTCAAAGTGAGACTATTACTGAAACTTTTCCAGCGCAAGGCCCCGTCAAAACGGAAATTATCGGCGCAATTGACCGTCTTAAAGAGGAGGCGGCAAACCGAGTACGAGAGGATATGAACTATCGCCTGACTGAGCAGATGCCCGAGTACAGACCAGAGCATGAACGCATGCTGTTTAATTTGGGACTAGCTGGCTCAGCCTTTAAGAAGGTGTACTACGACCCGGGTCTGAGAAGGCAAGTGTCTTTGTTTGTTCCTGCTGAAGATGTGATCATTCCCTATGGCTCAAGCGGAGCAAGAACTGCTGAGCGTGTGACGCACTTGATGCGTAAGACAAAGAATGACGTAAAAAAGCTACAGGTCAATGGTTTTTATCGTGACGTTGATTTAGGCGAGCCTGTTCAGATTCATACTGATGTCGAGAAGAAAAAGGCTGAAGAGCAGGGCTATTCAGTCAATGAGGATGACCGCTATCAGATCGCTGAGATTCAAGTTGATTGGAACTTGAAAGGTTATGAGCAGGAAGATGACATTGCTCTGCCTTACATCATTGCGATTGATCGCGGCACAAATAAAGTTTTAGCTATCTACCGTAACTGGGAAGAGGATGATGAGACTTATGCGAAGCGTCAGCACTTGGTTCAGTACGATTACGTACCGGGCTTTGGAGCTTACGGCATGGGTCTCATTCATATTATTGGTGGTTACGCTCGCGCTGGCACTTCTCTTATCAGGCAACTTATTGATGCAGGTACTCTTAGCAATTTACCGGGGGGCATGAAGTCTCGCGGTCTGCGTGTTAAGGGTGACGATACACCGATTGCACCGGGTGAATTCCGTGACGTAGACGTGCCTAGCGGCTCAATCAAAGACAACATCATGATGCTCCCGTACAAGGAGCCGTCACAGGTGTTGGCAGCACTGCTGAACCAAATCACAGAAGAAGGCCGTCGCCTTGGCTCTATTGCTGACATGAAGGTCAGTGACATGAGTGCGCAGGCTCCTGTGGGTACAACGCTTGCTCTCTTAGAGCGGCAGCTTAAGATCATGGGTGCGGTGCAGGCCCGTGTTCACAACTCGATGAAAGAGGAGTTCAAGCTCCTTAAGAACATCATTAGAGATCACGCGCCCGCGAGCTACGACTACGACCCAGTAGCGGGTGATCCTGCCGCGATGCAGGCTGATTACGACATGGTTGAAGTTATACCTGTCAGTGATCCCAACAGTTCTACGATGGCTCAACGCATCATGCAGTATCAGGCTGTGATGCAGTTGGCGGCTCAAGCACCTCAGATTTACGACCTTCCAATTTTGCATAGGCAAATGATTGAAGTGCTGGGTGTAAAGAATGCTGAGAAGCTTGTGCCGATTGATGACGATATGACACCGCGTGATCCGATAAGTGAGAACATGGCGTTCTTGCGCGGAGAGCCTACGAAGGCGTTTATCTATCAGGATCATGACGCTCACATCGCGGCTCACACGACGTTTATGCAGGATCCGATGATCATGCAGACAATGGGTCAAAACCCTGCGGCTCAGCAGATGATGGGGGCAATCATGGCTCACATTGCTGAACACTTGGCCTTTGCGTATCGCCGTAAGATTGAAGAACAGTTGGGCGTACCCCTCCCACCACCCAACGAGAAACTTCCTGAAGAAGTTGAAGTTCAATTGTCTCAGCTTGTGGCGCAGGCATCAGTTCAGTTGCTCCAGCAGAACATGGCGCAGATGCAGGACAAGAAGAATCAGCAGATGCAGCAGGATCCTCTTATTCAGATGCAGCAGGCCGAGTTGCAGATCAAAGCACAAGAAGCACAGACCCGTGCGCAGAAGACTCAGGCTGACATCCAGTTGGCTCAAGAGAAACTTAAGCTTGAGGCTCAACGCATCATGATGGACATGCAGAAAGAGCAGCAACGTGTGACCTCACAAGAGCGTCAGACTACTCAGAAGCTTAAGGCTGACATGGTTAAAAACATCGTTAAACCACAACCGAAACCGGGAGGTGTTAGATGAATGAGATAGAACTGCTCAAGAAGCAGAATGACGAATTTCGCCAACAGGCGATAGACAAACTTGCTACTGGCGGAGTCAAAGACTACGCAGAGTATCGAGAATTGGTAGGGGTTATTAGGGGTCTTGACCATGCCAATTACAACCTTCAAGACCTCAAACAACGTATAGAAAGACTAAACGATGAGTGAAATACTCGTAAGCCAAGACGGTGCCACAGCCACTGTACTTCCCGCGACGGCTGAAGAGAAAGCTAAGCAGGTTCCTGATCCTGCTACTTTTCATGTTCTTTGCATGCTTCCCAAAGCAGAAGAAGAATTTAGTGAATCCGGTATCCTTAAATCCGCTACTGCCATGTATCACGAGGAGCTCCTTTCCCCTGTGTTATTCGTAGCCAAAATAGGGCCAGATGCATTTAAAGATGAAAAGAGGTTTCCTTCCGGGCCTGCGTGCCAAGTCGGAGATTTCATTATTACTCGCCCCAATACTGGCACCCGTATGAAAATACACGGTACAGAGTGGCGTTTGATTAATGATGACTCTATCCAAGCGGTAGTCCAAGACCCCCGCGGTATTCAACGCCCATAAGGAGAAATCATGGCTAATTTTGAAAAAACAGAATATCACTTCCCTGATGAGATAGAAGAAGCCGAGAAAAAGGCTAATTCCTCTCTAAAGTCTAAAGATGACGAGTTTGACATTGAGATTGTTGACGATACGCCACCCGCAGACAGAAACCGTGGTGAACCATTAGATACACCACCTGAAGAAGTCACCGATGAGGAACTTGACAAATATACTGATGTCAAACTTAAGGAGCGACTATCTAAATTAGGTCGCGGGTATCACGATGAAAGACGAGCCAAAGAAGCAGCATATCGTGAAAAAGATGAAGCTTTGCGTCTAGCGCAGTCTATTATTGAAGAAAATAAGAAGCTTAAAGGTACGCTCAGTACTAGCCAAGAAGCCCTATTAGAGCAGGCCAAACGGACTGTCTCAGCAGAGGTAGAAGAGGCTAAACGGGACTACAAGAATGCTTATGAGGCAGGGGACTCAGATGCCTTGGTTGCAGCGCAGGACAAACTAACCTCCGCCAAGATCAAATCGGAGCGAGTAAATAATTTTAGACCCGCCCCTTTACAAGAAGATAAATCTGCTGTACAAACTCAACAAATCGCGCAAGCAAACGCGGTTGATCCTAAAGCAGCCGACTGGCAAGCCCGGAATGGCTGGTTTGGGAAAGACCGTGAAATGACCGGCTATGCGCTTGCGTTGCATGAGAAGCTGGTCGTAGAGGATGGAATTGATCCTAAGTCGGATGAGTATTACCGGAAGCTCAACGGCAGGATTCGCCAAGTATTCCCAGAGAGGTTTGCCTCTGAGGAATCCGCTGATGCACAAACATCTCAGCGCTCGCCAAAAGCAAATGTTGTTGCACCAGCAACGCGCAGCACTGCACCTAGAAAAATCGTGCTGAACGCAACGCAGGTACAACTAGCCAAACGGTTGGGAGTTCCATTGGAACTGTACGCCCGTAAGGTTGCAGAAGAAATGAGGAAATAAAAATGGCTGAACAAAATCGATTGAAGCGTGAACTTGAGACTCGTGAAAAAGAGAGCAGACCTGCTGCAAAGTGGACTCCGCCTCAACTTCTTCCAGAAGTGGATGAGGAACCTGGTTACGCTATGAGATGGATTCGCACCAGCATGGGTGGTGTGGGTGACGCTAGAAATGTTTCCGCAAAACTTCGCGAAGGATGGGAGCCCGTAAAGGCTTCTGATCACCCTGAAGCGCATACATTTGCCGATCCAAATTCTCGGTTTAAAGATGCGATTGAAGTCGGTGGACTTATCCTTTGTAAAACACCTGTTGAATTTATTGAACAACGCGATGCGCACTATCGGAAACTTTCCGATTCGCAAATGCAGTCAGTAGATAACAGCTTCATGCGCGAAAGCGACGCTCGTATGCCCCTGTTTAGCGATAAACGCACGACAGTGACTAAGGGTTCAGTTTTCGGTTCTGGGTCTTAATTTTGGAGTCTAACGATGGCATATCCTACCATTGACAAGACGTATGGTTTCAAGCCAGTCAATCGACTGGATGGTCTACCCTACGCCGGAGCGATCCGTCAAATCCCAATCGCCCCTTCCTACGCAACAGCGATCCTGAACGGTGACACCGTCAAGGTGGACACTAACGGCTACATTGTGGCTGCTAGTACTACCGACTCAGGTAATATCATTGGTGTGTTGGTTGGATGTTCTTACATCAACTCGTTAAGTCAACCTACGTTTTCACAAGCGTACCCAGCTTCTACGTCAACTTCAACAAACATGGCTTTTGCCTTTGTTGTGGATGATCCTAGTGCTGTGTTCCGTGTTTGCGCTACAGTCGCTGGTTCCACCACTCCTACAGCTTACGCTCGTAGCATTGTTGGATCTAACGTGGCTTTGGTTGCTAACGTTGGTTCCACCACCACAGGTGACTCGTATTACGGTATTGACGGTTCTTCCGCCAACACTACTAATACACTCCCCGTTCGTGTTGTTGACGTTGTGCCCGATACTGCGACTGGTTCTGCCAGCGTAGCCGCCACGACCTATTACGAGTTCCTCGTTAAGTTCAACACCGCGCAGTACAACAGTACAACCGGTATTTAAGGAGTAACTTAAAATGGCTATTTCACGCGCACAACTACTTAAAGAGTTGCTCCCCGGTCTGAACGCATTGTTCGGTCTGGAGTACGCTAAATACGGCGAAGAGCACAAAGAGATCTACGAAACTGAGACATCAGAGCGTAGCTTCGAAGAAGAGACAAAGCTTTCTGGCTTCTCTGCTGCACCTGTCAAGAATGAGGGCTCTGCCATTCAGTACGACAATGCACAAGAGGCATGGACTGCACGTTACACCCACGAAACCATTGCGATGGGCTTCTCCATCACAGAGGAAGCTGTGGAAGATAACTTGTACGACAGCTTGTCTTCACGTTATACCAAGGCTTTGGCCCGTGGTATGGCTTACACCAAGCAGGTTAAAGCCGCTTATGTGTTGAACAACGCCTTCACTGGCGGCCCAACATATGGCGACGGCGTGGTGCTTTGCTCTACTGCTCACCCCTTGGTGTCCGGTGGCACTAACAGCAATCGTCCTACAACAGGCGCTGACTTGAATGAAACATCGTTGGAAAACGCTGTTATTCAGATCGCTGCTTGGACAGACGAGCGCGGTTTGTTGATCGCTGCTAAGCCTCGTAAGCTTATCATCCCCCCAGCACTGCAATTCGTTGCAACTCGCTTGTTGGAAACCGAACTCCGCGTCGGTACAACTGACAACGATATCAACGCATTGAAGAACAACGGTTCGATCTCTGAAGGTTACACTGTTAACCACTATTTGACCGACACCAATGCTTGGTTCTTGACAACAGACGTACCTAACGGCCTGAAGCACTTTGTTCGTTCACCCTTGTCTAACAGCATGGATGGCGACTTTGACACAGGTAACGTTCGTTACAAAGCCCGTGAGCGTTATAGCTTCGGCGTGTCAGACCCACTGGGTATCTTTGGTTCACCCGGTTCGTCCTGATGAAACTGAAAAAGGGGCCTTGTGCCCCTTTTTCTTTTGGTGTATATTGTTCTTAATCCGGGCTTTCCGGTGTATCAAACTGTCCCGGCAGACAACATACTGATTGATACACTTAACTTGTATGTAAGGAATCCATCATGGGAATCGCTACTCACCTCGGCCCTTGGCTGCTTGGCACAAACCGTTATACCACTGGTACAACTGCTGACACCACACGCAACACTGGCGCAACTCAAGTTGTTCAGACTGACGTTGTAAACTTCAATGACGCTGACGCAAGCAATGCGTTTGTAATCCCTGCTGGTTCGTTGATTACGAGTCTTCGTTTTATCACAACCACTACGTTTACTGCGGCTACCACAATCACTTTGTCAATTGGCGCAACCGCCATTACTGGCGCTTTGACTGTAACCAGCCCCGGCGTATATTCGTTTGTTGCCGCTTCAACAGAAGCCGCCGCTGCATTGTGGGCAAACACTGGTACTACTGACAAGTTTGTGACTTACACAATTACTGAAGGCGCATCAAGTGCTGGTGTAGGCGTGATCGTTGTAGAGTATGTTGTTCGCAACTCTGACGGCACGATGTATCAATCTGCTGGTCAAGTCTAATTAGTCTAGGGGGCTTCGGCCCCCGTTTACAAGGAGATTGATTATGATGCAAACTGACGTTCTATCAGCGGCGGCTGCTGCTGGTGCAACTACCACAATTTTTGCAGGCCCAGCACGTATTAAAGGGTTGACTATTAGCTATGCGTCGGGCGGAACAGTAGTTCTAAACGATGGTACAGGTGGCACAGCTAAGTTTTCATTTACTGCTCCAGCAGCTGCTGGGTCAATTAATGTTGTTATTCCTGGTGAAGGAATTAAGTGCAATACAAACATTTCCGCAGTTTGTGCCGCATCTACAACAGCAGTGGTGTTCTATGGCTGAAACAAAACAGGCAACACTGATGGGGCGTAAGCTGTTTATAGGCATTCCAGCCTATGACGGTAAACTGAACATTAAGACCGCATTTGCACTGGCGCAGTTAATGCCCAAGGCAATGAGTCTTGGTGTGGCCGTCACGTTGTCTGATTTGTCTAATTGCTCAATCATTACTATGGCTCGTAACGCCCTAGTACACGAATTCTTAAAGACAGACTGCACAGAGCTTCTGTTTATCGATGCTGATGTAATTGTCTCTCCAGATGACATATTGCGTCTGATGGCTCAGAGTGGTGATATGGACATCACTGCTGGGGCGTATCCACGTAGAGCCAAAGATGCTAAATTCTTTGCTGACGTGTACTACGATGAAAAAGGCGACCTAGAGTTTAAAGGCTCTTTGATGCGTTTAAAACGTGCGCCTACAGGGTTTATGTTGATCCAACGTCATGTCATTGAGCAGATGGTTTTTAATCATCCAGAGTGGACTTACGAGAAGTCCCCAACAGAGAAGATGTCAGCGGTGTTTGATTTTGCTATCCGTGATGGCAAGTATGTTGGTGAAGATTATTTGTTCTGTGATCGCGCAACTGAGATGGGATTTACAGTCTACCTAGACGTAGACATTAGTCTTCCCCATGTAGGTCAAGAAACGTTTGAGCGCAACTTTCGTGAAGAGGTTGTAATGCCCTTACTTGAGAACATTTATCACCATAAACTGAAAGTCGTAAATGGCTAAATCACCAGCATGGCAGAGAAAAGAAGGCAAGAATCCGAAGGGTGGCTTGAATGCGAAGGGTCGCGCCTCCGCAAAAAAGCAAGGCATGAATTTGAAACCGCCCCAGCCAGAAGGCGGCTCCCGGCGAGACTCTTTCTGTGCGAGGATGGAAGGGATGAAGAAGAAACTCACATCCGCCAAGACCGCCAAAGACCCAGACTCACGCATCAACAAATCTCTTAGAGCTTGGAAATGCTAGATTTAAATACAGTATGGTCAGCAGTACTCACATTATTTGTCGGTTTGATTGGCTACATGATGAACGAAAAGTTCAGGGAGCTTGCTCGCATAAGCATTCTCTTAAACAAAACACGCGAGGAGGTTGCCCGTGATAACGTTACTCAAGCAGAAGTGGATCGGATTACGAACCACATTGACCAACGCTTTAACAAACTTGAAGCAAAGATTGACCAGCTTATTCAAGCGGGGCGATAATGCCAAGCAAGAGTAAAGCTCAATACAATTTCATGGCTGCGATTGCACATTCGCCATCGTTTGCTAAGAAAGCGGGAGTCCCACAATCCGTGGGCAAAGAGTTCAACAAAGCCGATAAAGGCAAAACTTTTAAACAAGGTGGCGATATGAAAAAGATGGCAATGGGTGGTTCCGTTAAACCTACAGCGATGGGCAGTGTAAAGACAGCGGCTCCTAGCCGTGATGGTGTTGCTTCTAAAGGCAAAACTAAAGGTACACAAGTCAAAATGGCTGGTTCTGGTGTACCCAACGGCATTGGTGTAAAAACCATGAAGCGTGGCGGTAAGTGCTAATCTAAGGAGGCTCAAATGAGTCCAGCAGAAAAACAAGCGCGGGAAGAAATGGCTGACCGCAAAATGAATGCAGCCACTGACGCAGCTTATACAAAGTCTTTGACTACTACTGAATATGCGCCTATGAAAAAAGACCCGCGTGACGCAGTTCGTGGTCAGCGTGGTTACGCTAAAGGCGGTTCAGCTTCTGCTCGTGCTGACGGTATTGCTACCAAAGGTAAGACTCGTGGCACTATGGTCAAGATGAGTTACGGCGGAAAGTGCTGACATGATGGCCAGTCGCGGCATGGGTGACATCATGCCTTCCAAGATGCCCAAAGGCGTGAAAAAAGCTCGCCGGGATGATACTGACTTTACGCAGTATGCTGAAGGCGGATCTGTCAATGCTGCTGGCAATTACACCAAGCCCGGTCTTCGTAAGAAGATTGTGTCTCAGGTAAAGTCAGCCGCAACGCACGGTACGGGTGCAGGCCAATGGTCGGCCCGTAAAGCTCAACTTGTTGCCAAGAAGTACAAAGAAGCCGGTGGGGGTTACAAAGATTGAAAGCTCCTCAGAAATCTCTTAAGGACTGGGGCGACCAAAAATGGCGCACTAAGTCTGGTAAACCGTCAAGTAAGACGGGTGAGAGATATTTACCTGAGAAAGCAATTAAGTCCTTGTCCCCAGCAGAATACGCAGCTACAACCAAAGCCAAACGAGCAGGTAAAGCTGCTGGTAAACAGTTTGTAGCTCAACCAAAAAGCATTGCAAAGAAAACGGCAGGATTTAGATGACCACTACCGGAACCACACTGTTCAACATGGACTTCACGGAGATCGCCGAGGAAGCGTGGGAGCGTGCGGGCCGAGAAATGCGTTCTGGCTACGACCTGCGTACAGCACGTCGTTCTATGAATTTGATGACCATTGAGTGGCAAAACAAGGGTATCAACATGTGGACGATGGAGCAGGGTGTTATTACTCTGACTCCCGGTTTAGCAACGTATGCTTTGCCAACAGACACTATTGATTTGCTTGAACAGGTTATTCGTACAGGTCAAAACACTGCGTCTACCCAAGCTGATTTGACCATTACCCGTATTAGTGTTTCCACTTATGCCACGATTCCCAATAAGCTCCAACAAGCCCGTCCCATCCAAGTCTGGGTTCAAAGGCTTTCTGGAGAAGTTAATCCGACGAATTCGGTTCTTAGCGGAGCCCTCACCTCCACGGACACCACGATCACGCTTGACACGGTGGTTGGACTAGCTGGTTCAGGCTTTATCCGTCTTGGTTCAGAAGATATTTACTACACCTACGTATCAGGGAATACCCTAGGTGGTGTATTCCGTGGGCAGAATAATACGACAGCCGCTGCGCAAGCTGATGGTACTGCGGTGTTTGTCCCCCAACTACCAGCTGTGACCGTGTGGCCTACACCTGATAACTCCACTACATATCAGTTTGTGTATTGGAGACTGCGCAGGGTGCAAGATGCTGGCGCAGGTTCAGCTACAGCAGACATGAACTTTCGTTTCCTACCTGCTCTTACAGCGGGTTTGGCGTACCACATTGCTGTCAAAGTCCCTGAGTTAATGCCACGTATCCAGATGCTCAAGCAGATCTATGATGAGACGTTTGATATAGCCGCAGGTGAAGACCGAGAAAAAGCAGCTATCAGGTTTGTTCCTCGTCAGATGTTTATTGGTAGCGGCGGGGGTTACTAATGGGTAATCGGTTCGCATCCGGCAAGATAGCGATTGCTGAATGTGATCGTTGTGGACAACAGTACAAACTTAAAGCGCTTAAGACTGAGATCATTAAGCAGCGTCAGTATCAGTTGTTGGTTTGCCCTGAGTGCTGGGATCCTGATCAGCCTCAGTTGATGCTGGGAACATTTCCAGTAGATGATCCACAAGCTCTACGCAATCCGCGTAGGGATACAACGTATGTCACTTCTGGTGTCAACGTTAATGGTAATTTGTCTGGTGGTTCACGAGACATACAGTGGGGCTGGTATCCGGTTGGCGGGGCTAGTAATTTTGATGCGGACTTGACACCAAACTACTTGGTGGCAACGACATTTGTTGGTACAGTAACGGTATCTTAAGGAGCTTAAAATGGATAAAGCGGATTTAAAACAAGACAAGAAGATGATGGCTGGAGCCGTGCATAAACATGAAAAAGCTATGCATCCCGGCAAGCCTATGACCAAGCTTAAAAAAGGCGGCCCTACCAGTATGGATCGTAAGATGATGGGTCGTAATTTATCTCGTGCAAATAACCAGAAATCTGGGAGCAAGTAATGGCCACATTTAGCAAAAAGATGATGGGTAAAGAAGTTGGCGATGCCAAAGTCTATGCCAAGCCACACACTATGTCTGGTAAAGAAGTTAAGGCTTCTACCAATCCCGGCAAAGAACCTAACCGCAGCAAGCTTGATACTTACGATGTGAGCATTGGCGCTATTAGCAAATCTGCTGGTAACGAACCAACAAAAACAACTGGTATCAAAGTTCGCGGTACAGGCGCGGCTACTAAAGGTTTGATGGCTCGCGGCCCGATGGCTTAAGGTTTAAACAATGGCAATGACATACGCCCAACTCGTGGCTGCGGTACAGGATTACACGCAGAACACGTTTGACACGACTACGATCAATACAATGATCAAGCAGGCGGAGCAGCGCGTCTATAACACGGTGCAGATTGCCAACTTGCGTAAGAACGTGACGGGTGTATTGGCAAACGGCAATAAATACCTAGCTTGCCCAGAGGACTTCTTGTCGGTGTATAGCCTAGCCATATACCCGTATAACACTACAACAGCTACAGGCACATCTGGTGCAAAGACTGTTGTTGTGGCCAGTGCGAGTGGTATTGCTGTAGGTCAGCAGATTACAGGTTCAAACATTGGCACTAACGCTACTGTTCGTAGCATCAATGGAACCACAATCACATTAACAGTGGCTAATAGCGGCACGGTAAATGGCGCGGTTGTGTTTCAGGGTGACTACTTATATCTTCTAAACAAAGATGTGAACTTCATGCGCGAGGCATATCCACTGAGCGCACAGGTTTCGGAGCCTCGGCACTATGCCATTTTTGGCCCGCAGTCAGCTAACGTAAATGAGTTGTCGTTCATTCTTGGCCCTACGCCAGATGTTAACTACAACGCAGAGCTGCATTACTACTATTACCCAGAGTCAATTTGCACTGCTTTGACCACATGGCTGGGTGATAACTTTGATTCTGCATTGCTGTATGGAACTTTATGTGAGGCTGGAACTTACATGAAGAGCTCGCCTGAAGATGGAATGTACAAGATGTACCAAGAGCGCTATGTGCAAGCTATGGCTCTGCTCAAGAACTTGGGTGACGGCAAACAACGTGCGGATGCTTACCGCGATGGTCAAGTTAGGGTTGCAGTCTCATGAGTATTGTTCAAACCCAAACGACCAGCTTCAAAGCCCAGCTGTATCAAGGCATTCACGATCTTACAACAGACGTTATCAAGATTGCTTTGTATACGGCCAGCGCGGATTTAAACGAAGCAACCACTGTTTACTCCTCTACCAATGAAGTAGTGGCATCTGGTTACACGGCTGGTGGGTCTATTTTGACGCCTATCACTGTTAATTCTTCGGGGTTTACAGCTTATGTTGGGTTCCCAAATGTGTCTTGGACTGCCGCATTAACAGCCAGATGTGCTCTGATCTATAACGTCACGCAGGGAAATAAGTCTGTGGCCGTGCTGGACTTTGGGTCTGACAAGACTTCATCAACCACTTTCACCATCACAATGCCAGCTAATACCGCATCGGCTGCATTGATCCGTTCTTCTAATTAAGGAGTCTCACATGAGCTTGGACAAAATGACCGCTACAGACCAAGTAGCCGCAATTACAAAATACAACACAATGCCTTCTGATGAGATGGCTATCAATGGTACATACCATGCCGTTTGCTATGACGCTAATGGTCAAGTCAAGTGGGAAGCTCCTATTAAGAACTTGGTTGTGACTGTTGGCAAAAACTTGACCTTGGACACCATCCTTGGTAATTCAGCCGCTGGTGCAGTTGTAATGGGTTTAAAGGGTACAGGTACAGCCGTAGCCGCTGATACGCAAGCTTCTCACGCAAGCTGGTTAGAAGTGGGTGGCACTAACGCTCCAGCCTATTCAGGAAACCGTCCTACACCATCTTTTTCTGCTGCGGCTGCTGGTAGCAAAGCTACATCTTCTGCCGTGTCATTCTCTATGACCAGCACAGGCACTGTCGCAGGTTGCTTTATCAACATTGGTGGTAGCGCAACTAAAGATTCAACGACTGGCACATTGTTTTCTGCTGGTGATTTCTCTAGTTCTAAGGCTGTTGTTAACGGCGACACAATTGCAGTTACATACACATTAACATTGACTTGATATGGCGTTAGCTTGGGGTGACGGCGCATGGGGTAATAACGCATGGGGCGGTGGAGAGACTTTCCCCGTCAGCGTTACAGAAACTGCCCTACTCGCTGATTCACCTGCGGCTGGGTTATACATTGAAGTAAGCGTTACGGAGTCTTTGACAAACGGGACGGCTTGGGGTGCGGATACTTGGGGGTCTGGTCTGTGGGGCGGTACGACAGGCATTCAGGATATTCAGACTGTAGCTCTGACGATGAATGTGTCTGCTAGTGACTCAATGGCTATTGATGAGGTTGAGTCTGCTGTAGCTGGGTTTGCTGGGGCTGTCACTGAGACAATGGCTATTGCTGACGCAAATGCGGCAATTACAAGCTACAACGTCAGTGTGTCAGATACTCAGGCCATCACAGATGATGAGGCCGCGCAGACAAGTTATAACGAGAGTGTGTCGGATTCAGTTGGGATTGCGGATGTAGAAACAGCGGTTGCTACGTTCTTGGGTAATATATCGGAGTCGATTGCAATAGCAGAAGCACAGGTAGCTGTGCTGATTATGACCATCAACGAAACGATGGCTATTGCAGAAGGAACGACTGTAGGAACGTATTACACAGAATTCTTAACTGAATCTGCGGCAATAACGGATACAAATGGTGGTGGGGCAACTTACCAAGTGAGCCGGACGGAAACAATGGCAATCACAGAAACAAACGGTGGGCGATATTTGTGGGAAATTATTGATGACACAGAGGTCGCAAACTGGCAAAATATCAGCAATCCGCAAACACCGGGCTGGGGTGCTGTTGATACAACGGAATCGCCCGGTTGGACACAAATTTCTACACAGTAGGAGCATTAAATGGCAAATACGGCACTAATCGGC